CCACCAGTGGTGCCGGCAAGAAGACGCGTAAGGGCACAGGCGCGATAACGCTGCCGAGCCTTACCACCAGTGGTGCCGGCAAGAAGACGCGTAAGGGCACAGGCGCGATAACGCTGCCGCGCCTTACCACCAGTGGTAGCGGGTCCATAATTGCCGCAGGAGTATGGCTTGGGTCAGGGGCGATTGTACTCCCCGTACTTACGACAAGTGGCGCCGGCAAGAAGACGCGTAAGGGCACAGGTGCGGTAACGCTCCCCGTCTTGACAGCAATCGGCACTGGATGGGGGCCGTACCTGGCGGGGGGAACTGGAGACATAGATCACTCGTGGGAGAGCACGTTAATTTCTGAACTGCTATTCCCGAAGAAGAAGGCAAGGAAGCGAGGCAATCCCGCCTCGCGATTGAGGTAATACGATGACCACACCCGAAGCCGCAGTTGCGGCACCTTCGGCGGTCGCGGGGGTAGTCGCTCCGGCGGCTGTCGTTCCTGCGGCAGCCCCTGTAGCTGATTCTCTTATTCCGACTGAAGTAACGGCGGCGCCTGCGGCCCCGACTGCTACTGCGACGCTGCCTCCGGTAGTCGCTCCCTCGCTCGTTGACGATGGCCCTGAGTGGTTGCTGTACGACGGTGTGAAGGGCACTGGCAAGATGCCGGAGTGGTACAAGGCAGACAAGTACACGACGGTCGCTGCCCAAGCTGAAGCGTACAGCCATCTCGAGAAGCGCTTTGGTGCGTTTGTCGGAGCGCCGAAGGACGGCAAGTACGCGGTGCCTCCGCTACCTGAAGGGCTTGAGGGAGAGTTCCTGACGGACCACCCGATGTTCGCGGAAGCCTCGAAGTGGGCCGCGGAGAAACAGTTTTCGCAGGAAGCGTACAACGAGATGATGGGGATGCTTGCGCAGTATGAGGCATCGCAAGCGCCGGACTTCAATGCAGCCAAAGTTGAGATTGGCGAGAAGGCCGACGAGCGCATCAACTCGGTGTCGTTGTGGGCGAAAGCCAATCTCGACACAGAGACTTTCGGTGCTTTCCGCGCGGCGATGGGCGATCGTAATGCGGCGACGGTGTTCAAGGCGATCGAAGCGATCATCGCCAAGACGCGGCAGCCGGTTATACCTAAGCCCGGTGACATGCCAGGCGACGGCCCGGTCAGCCCGCTGGCGGAGATCAATGAACTGCAGGCCAAAGTCGATCCGAAGACCGGCAAGCGTCTCTTTGAGACCGACACGAAGTTCCGTGACATGGTCGAGAAGAAACGGTTCGCGTATTTCAAGGCACAAGAGGCTGCGTAAATGCCGATCTTCAAGGTGAGTGGTGGGTATCGGTGGGGGCACCACGGCAAGGTGTACCGGAACCGATCTGACGCTGTGAAGCAGGCCCAGGCTGCACACGCGGCAGGGTACGTCAGTCCCGGAGAGCGGAAAAAGGCTGTTCACGCGCGTAAAAAGAAAGATCGGGACAAGGAAGACGACAAGTCGTAGGGCTTCACCCTGCTGGTTCACCACGAGCCAGCAGGCTAAAGCCTGACGAACGCGGGACCTCGCAAGAGCCGCGCATCGCAGGACGGACGCAGCACGAGACGCTGTAAGCGAGATAGAGCCGCGTAAGCGGGACCTCGAGTCGAGCACCAGCCGTGGAATCCGGCAAGAACTATCTCTCTTTCCTTCTGAGGACAAAACAATGTCAGTCAGCTTAGGTGGCGTATATAGCGCCACAACCAATGCGGCGATCGCATCTTACGACAGCGAAGTGAAGCTTGCCTACCAGGGCTCGTCTTCGCTGCGCGGTCGTGTCCGTCTCAAGACGGGCGTCACGGGTGCTTCGCATTTCTTTCAGAAGATGGGCGCAGGCGTTGCTACACAGCACTCGTCGGCTGAACTCATCACGCCGGCCGACTTCGTGCACGCCAAGGTGGCTGCGACGCTGTCGAACTGGCGCATCGGCGACTACACCGACCTGTTCGATCAGGCCGAGACCACGGTCGACGAACGCGCCGACCTTGCCAAAAGCAATGCGAATGCGCTTGGCCGTGCGGAAGACCAGCTCATCATCGACGCACTCGACGCCGCAACGTCGCTTGCCGGTACGGTGGACGAGGACCTGGGCGGAACGAACACGCCGATCAACGCCGACAAGTTGCGACGCGCGAAGCGCTATCTGGTTGCCCAGCAGGCAGCCGGTGGCGATCACACGCTCGTCATCAATGCCGTCGGTCTCGAGGGTGCTCTGTCGGAGATCGAGGTCACTTCGTCTGATTACCAGACGATGAAGGCGCTGGTCGATGCGGACTTGAACAATAAGTACGCTTTCGGCTTCCGCTTCGTGGTGATCGAAGATCGCGCCGAGGGTGGCCTCCCGGTCGGCTCCACGTCCATTCGCCTGTGCTTCGCTTTCGACCGTGCAGCGGTCGGCCTGGCGACGGCGATCGAGCCCAGCACGCGAGTCGACTTCATTCCCGAGCGGGCCGCGTGGCTCAGCCAGGGCATGTTGAAGGCTGGCGCGGCTGTGATCGACAGCAAGGGCGTCGTCGAAGTCCAGAGCTACGAAGCCTGATTTCCTGAGAAAAATCAATGACTTACGAGACTAAGCATTGGCTTCAGCAGGCGGCTTGATTCATTCATCTTCTCTTTCTCGAGGTAATTTCTCATGTCATATGCACGCGCAGGACTTCAGCGGGTTGGCCCGCAGAACTCCGGGGCCCCGACGATCTTCACCTATGGGACAACGGATGCGTTGACGACGGTGGACGGCGCTGGGTATTTCAACGACGCGGCGGACGTGCTGCAGGTCGGCGACTGGATTCTCGTATCCAGCTCGTCTACCTACGGCATTCAGATCGTCAACGCCAACTCTCGCGATCTGACGGCTTCGCCGCCGGTCGAGGGCGTGGTCGACGTCACGAACGCGCTGGCCGCCGGCACGATCGACAGCGACTAGGTAGGTTCGGGCGGGGGAGCAATCCCCCGCCCATCTTTTCAGGAGTAACTGAGTGGCAGTCGTAATCAATAAATTGGGTGGCGGGTACCGCTTCCCAAACGATGACGCAGTACAGATGATGCAGGTCTCCGGCGTGCGCGTCAACGCGACGGCTGCGACGGCCAGCACAGCGGAAGCCGCAATGCCTTCAGGCGCTAGGCTCGTCATGGTGCGAGCTACGGGGCCTATGGCTATTCGGTTTGGGCAGACGGGCATGGGGGCAGCCGCGGTGGACGCGAACAGCATCCTGTTCCCCTCTGGAGAGGCGCCAGTCCAGGTTCCGCTACATACGGACGGAACTCCGCATGGCTTTTTCAGAGTCATTCGCGCCAGCGGCAGCGACGCTTTCGTGCAGCTCGAGATGGTCAATCTGCTGTCAAGCACATAAGAGGTAGAACATGGACTTCAAGAGTGCAATGGCGTTCGTCATGGCGAATGAGTGGACGAAGTATTTGCTGACGTTCGTTGCGGGAGTTGTCGTCGGCGCGGTGTTGTTCTAGGAGTTTCGATGTGGCAAAAGTCGGCTTCACGACTAAGGGGTACATCGAGGTCTGGTGGCAATCACCGGCCGGACTGGTGTTCCTGTCTCGGCACCGCCAAGAGACGGAAGCCATCGAGTCGCTGACGACCCACGCAGCAACGCAGACGGGTGACCAAACGTATGAACTTCGATTTCCGAACAAGATCGTGAAAGCCTACGGCATCCTCGCCTCCCAGGGTCCGGCGCCGGCCACGCCAACCGGGCTCGTGCTCGAGGACGTGACCGCTGGATTCGTGGCCGTGGCTTGGGACAACGCGGGCGACGCAACGCAGTGGACGGTCTACCGTGACGGCGTGTCGAAGGGCGCTACGTCGAACGCATCGTTCACGGATTCCACGGTTGTTCCCTCGCACGCCGGCTACAGCTATCAAGTGCAGGCGTCGAATGCGGCGGGCGCCTCGGCCCTCTCGGCCGCGCTGCTGGTCACGACGCCCGCGAACTCGTTGCCGTCGTTTGTTCTCGGCGGTCAAGCACTGATCCTGAACGTGGGGTTTAGCCTCAATCTCTCGAGCTATGCGGACGACAGCGACGGGCACACGCTGACGTTCACGAAGACGAGTGGGAGCGTCCCTGGCTTGTCACTGGTAGGCTCGACGTACTCGGGTACGCCGACAGCGGTCGGTGCGTACCCAGTCGTGTTCGACGTGTTCGACGGCTACGACCATGTGTCGAGCGGCACGATCACGTTCACTGTGAGCGATCCCGACGTCACGGCGCCCACGGTGCCGGGTTCAGTGGTTGCCAGCGTGAACGGCTCAACGGTAACGGTAACGTGGAACGCGAGCACGGATGCGAGTGGCATCCTGCGGTATCGCGTATTCCGTGGCGGTACGTTCCGAGCGAACGCCGATGCATCGCCTTACGTCGAAACGGGAGTACCCGTTGGCGCCTACACTTACAGCGTGAGTGCGGTGGATGCGTCGGCGAATGCGAATGAATCGGCGCAGGGCTCGGCTCCTCCCGTGTCGGTGATTCCGCAGAATCCTGATACGCCGATCAACTTCACGGCGACGGCTGCGTCGAGTTCGCAGATCAATCTGGCGTGGGCTGCAGGGCCGAGCGGCGCGGCGCCCGATGACTATGATGTCGACTTCGCAACGGCCGGGGCCAGCGGGCCGTGGACTTCTCTCAGCTTTACCGGCACGGCCACGACCTACCAGCACACCGGCCGCACCGCCTCGACGCAGTATTGGTATCGGGTGCGGGCGAACAAGGCCGGGTCCACGTCAAGCGGCTATGCGACTGCGAGCGCGACGACGACGGTGACGACGACTGGTCTA